GCCGAAGCAGAGTTCCTGCAAGTACAGTGCACAGTTGTAGTGCACGCTTAGGAAGGCATAACTATGACGACATACACAGTGGCAAGTGATCGACTGGCAGGCTTCGAGTTAGGTGACACGGTAAGTGCATCTCAACTAGAGTCACTAGATGTCGATGCTCTCGTATCTGCAGGTCATCTCGTAGCAGCCACAGCAGCATCAAAGAAACTGATCGACAAGAAAGAAGATATCTAACATGGCTCAACTCGTACTTACTAACGCAGACATCACCGTGAACGGTGTAGTACTCAGCGACCGCGCAAACAGCGTGACCCTTACCTATGAGATCGACAGTGTTGAATCAACAACCTTTGGTAGCAGTGGTCACACCTTTGTTGGTGGATTGCAGAACATCACAGTAGATGTCGAGTTCATGCAAGATTTTGCAGCATCAGAAGTTGAAGCGACTGTCTTCCCACTCGTCGGCACACAGACCACTGTCACGGTGCGACCATCGAGTGCATCGACCAGCACGACGAATCCGCTTTACACGGTTTCCAATACTTTCTTGGCAGCGCACACACCTGTCGCTGCAGCAGTCGGTGAGTTGGCGATGACTTCGCTTTCATTCACTGGCGGCACATTGGTAAAGACCACAGCCTAAATCACATACCGAAAGGGGAACATAGATGAAGATCGCACTGACAGTTCACTTTACAGATGGCGAGACGAGAGATGTCACCGCACGCTTCGCAGACTTCGTATCGTTCGAGAGAACATGGTCACGCAGTGTCGCCAAGTTCGAGCAAGAGATCAGGCTCACTGATCTCGCATGGCTCGCATGGTCTGCAGAGACTCGATGCAAGAACACCAGTCTCAAGTTTGACCCTGACTGGATTCAGACTGTTGAAGATGTCGAGATGGCTGACGACAGCAAAGCCGAAGAAGGTGGTAACCCTTTGGCGACGACAGTTACCACTGGCTGATTGCATCACTCGCGATCGAGACTGGCATCGCACCGTCAGCACTGATGGCCGAGTCAGAGACGATGCTCAACACTCTGATCGAGTATCTGAAGTGGCGTGCCAAGCAAAGCCGCAAGCGCAGGTGATCACGCATGGCATCTGAGCGCATCGAGATCAAAGGTCAGAAAGATCAGTTCGGCAAGATCGAGATCATCAACTACACACAGTTCATCAAGTCGATCAAGAACGCTGCAGATGCAGGTCACAGCGAAGAGATCATACAGAAGGCGAACGAAGCAGTAGCAGAGATCATCATCAGGCGAGCAAATCAGATCGCTGGTACGAAGATGGAAAAGTCAGCCGCAGCATCACTGCAGCAGTCATCAAGCAAACTGCGTGTGGCTGTCACAGGTGGCGGCAAAGAAGTTCCGTACTTCGGTGGCGCAAACTTTGGTGCTCATCGTGATACTCGTCGTCTGATCAAGAAACCGAATGTGCGCGGTCGTCGATCTCGTGCCACTCTGGTGCGTCATGGTGAAGATGTAGATGTCGTCGTCAAGCGTGTAGAGAGTCAGAGCGTCGAGTCGTCAGGCAAGACAATCTCGAAGCGTCTCGGCGGTCAGGCTGTCGAGATAGCACGCACGAAGTCTGGTGGTATCAAAGTGATCAGGGGCTGGAATCAGTTCAAGCAGTCGCAGAAGGGTCGCGACTTCTTTCTATATCGTGCTGTGGGTGATCGTGAGCAGTACATCACTGGTCTATATCAGACAGCGATCGATCGCATTACAGGCCAAGCGTTTCCAGAATAGACTGCACTGATCATGGCAGGCGCACGCAAACTCACTCTACAGATATTCGGTAACGCGAAGTCTGCGATAGGTGCACTCAAAGACACTGGTGATGCCACTGTCAATATGGGAAAGCGCATGTCGTCTGCTCTGCCATCTATGAAGACGATGGCACTTGCTACAGCCGCGTTCGGTACTGCAGCCGCAGTGACTGCAAAGAAGTTCATCGACATGGGCAGCAGCCTGCAGGAATCACTGAGCAAGGTCGATGTGGTGTTCGGCTCATCGTCTAAAGCGGTGCGCGACTTCGCTAAGAGTGCAGCACAGAATCTCGGTATCTCTGAGCAGGCCGCACTGGAAGCCGCAGGCACATATGGGAACTTGATGCAGGCCTTCGGTGTCACTCAGCCGATGGCGCAAGAGATGAGCACATCACTCGTAGGTCTCGCTGCCGACCTTGCATCATTCAACAACACAAGCGTCGATGATGCGATACTCGCACTGCGCTCTGGTCTGTCTGGTGAGACCGAGCCACTGAAGCGGTTTGGTATCGCGATCAATGATGTTCGACTCAAAGAAGAAGCACGAGCACTCGGTCTGTATGACGGTGCAGGTGCACTCGACATCACTGCCAAGACTCAGGCCGCATATGCGCTGATCATGAAAGACTCGACACTGGCACAAGGCGACTTCGATCGCACGAGTGAAGGTGTGGCCAACCGTCAGCGCATACTCGCAGCACAGTTCAAAGATGTCTCAGCACAGATCGGCACAGCACTCATTCCTGCTTTCACATCGATACTCGGTGTGGTCTCGACGAAGGTGATGCCACTGCTGACAGATTTCTCTGCATCGCTCAGCACTGGTGGTCTCGCTGGTGGTCTCGACTTCATCGCAGAGAAGATCAAGACTGGCTTCCCCATCTTCGCTGCAGCGTTCGCAGACTTCATCGGGAAGGCTGCCGCATACATTCGTGATACAGGTCTGCCGATGCTAGGCCGCGCTATCAGTTCACTCGGTGATGCACTCATCGGCTGGGTCACACCGCGCATACCGATGATCATTCAAGCGATGAAAGATTTCAGCATGGGTCTGACCAAGTTCCTGATCGGCACTGCGCTGCCTGCACTGGTCACGAATGTGCAGCGTCTCGGTGACAAACTGGTTTCATGGATATCTCTTGCAGCGCGAGAGTTGCCTGCACAGTTGGTGACATTCTTTGGTGATCTAGGTAAGTGGCTTCTGTCTGACGGTATCCCGATGCTGCTTGGATATGCGGCCAGACTCACAGGCTCACTGGTCAAGTGGCTGGCGACTCTGGGTGGCTCACTCATCGTCGGTCTCGGTGGTGCGATAGTCGCACTGGTCGCTGCTCTGCCTGATCTCTTCGTCGGCTTCTTCAAGGGTCTAGGGAATATCGCAGTCGGTGCAGTCAAATTCTTTATATCGAAGTTCGATGACATGAAGCAGGCTCTGGCGAACATCGCGATCGGTGCAGTCAATGCTCTGATCAGAGCCTTCAACTCGATACCACTGATTCCGAACATTCCTGAGATCACTATCGACACGAAGAAACTCGGCACACAGATGGGCATGACTGCTAAAGATCTGATGCAAGTGAACTCGAAGTTTGAGTCACTCGGTGGTGCAGCGACTGTCGCTGCTGGTGCGACGACGACACTCGATGTGGCTGCTGCTGAACTAGGTGGCACTCTCGATGGTGGTGGCGGTAAGGGTGGTGGCGGCGCGAAAAAGAAACTCGATGATGTAGTCGAGAAACTAAAGAAGTACAGCGACGCTGTGCGCAACTCGGTTGGTGCAGCGAAGAGCGCGACTGATGCGACTAAGGCTGTGACGAAGGCACGAGATGATCTGTCGAAGGCAACAGACAAGGTGACTGCAGCGCAGACATATTTCGATCAGGTTGTTCGTGGATATGGCAAGGGGTCGAAGCAGGCCAATGATGCTGAGCGTGAGCGTGCTAAGGCTGCGCGTGACTCTGAGCGTGCAGGGTACGGTCTGGAAGGTGCGACGCAGGCTGTCAAGACTGCAGAGCAGGCTTTGGAAGATGTGCGGAAGAATGTCGATTCGACACCTGCCGAGATCAGAGAAGCAGAGATCGCTCTCGCTGAAGCAAAACTGTCTGTCGCTGATGCAGTAGATACACAGTACGATGCGACGGTCGCGCTGCAGGAAGCAGAGACACTACTCACTGAAGTGACCTACGGTGCGCAGGAAGGGTCGGTCACATACAAGTCTGCGCTCGATGAACTAAACGAAGCGAAGTCGAAGCAGGTAGATGCGACCGATCGTGTCACTGATGCCATCGATCGTGAGACCGAAGCAGTGCGCAAACTGCGTGACGCAGAAGCAGAACTTGCGACAGTACGCGGTCAGACACCTGCAGCAGTTCAGGCAAAGGTTGATTCATCTGGTGATGTGATCACAGGTGGCGGCGCATCTAGTAGTGGCGGTGGTCTGTTCGGCTCATTTATGCAGGCAGTCAATGCGCTACACCCAAACTCAGCAGCACTGAGATCAGATACACCTGTGGTCGCTGCTCGGAAGCAGTTCCCCAAACTGTATGACCAATACAAGAAGGCTGGTTTGGCACTCGCTAAGGGTGGAATCGTGACACGACCAGTGCAGGCTTTGCTCGGTGAGAACGGTGCGGAAGCAGTGATACCACTGAACCGATCTGGTGTGATGGGGAACACAGAGATCAACATCACAGTCAATGCTGGTATGGGTACAGATGGCAGAGCAGTGGGTGATGACATCGTGAAGGCTCTCAAACAATATGAGCGTCTCAACGGATACCTACCACTCACTGCGCAAGCGGTGGTGTAGTCATGGCGACAACTCTCGTCTATGGCGAGCAGATCAGCGTGCTATGTCAACTAGGATTTCCTGCAGACCCATTCACACTCGATGATGCAGGTCTAGGTGTGCTCGATCAGAACTATCTTGATGGCACGCTACTCGGTACAGATGTCGCAGAGTACATCATGGAACTGGCGATCGGTCGTGGCCGATCTGATGAGTTTGAATCATTCCGCGCAGGCACGATGACCATGCGGCTCAGCGATAACGAGCGACGCTTCGACCCACTCAACACATCATCACCGTTCTATGACATCACCACAGGCAAGTCTGGTGTGACACCGCGACGCAAAGTGACAGTCTCATCTGGCGGCACACCGATCTTCACTGGCCGCATCACAGACATCGCTGTGAACTATGACTATCAACTCAGCACTGTGACGATCACAGCAGCAGATGACTTCGTGCTTCTCGCTAACACAGCCACAGAGATCGCGCTGACACCAGTCGAAGAGTTATCTGGTGCACGAGTCCAATATCTGCTCGACCTTCCTGAAATCTCGTATCCTGCAACACGATCTATCGCGACAGGTACTGCGACACTCGGTGACTATGTGATCGCACCAAACACGAATGCACTGTCATATCTGCAGCGCATAGCAGAGTCAGAGCAGGGGCTTTGCTTCATCGCAGGCAACGGCGATCTAACATTCACTGATCGAGTTACCGCAGCCTTCGCATCGATCTCTGCAACATTCACTGATCAGTCACCTACGATCGACATCGCATATCAAGGTCTCAATGTGGCCTATGGCCAACAGTTCTTGTATAACCGTGTGCAGGCATTCATCGAAGGCGGCACAGTACAGACATCAGATGATGCTGCGAGCCAGACCGAGTACGGTATCGCCACACTCGCGTTCGATGATCTGCTGCTCTCAGACGACGCACAGGCTCTGACGCTCACACAAGATCTGCTAGATGCCTACGCTGTACCACAGTTCAGATTCGACGATCTAATGCTCAGAGTCTCAGACTTACAATCTGGCGAGCGTGCCACAGTCATCGGCCTAGAGATAGGCGATGTGGTGCAGATCACCAGATCATTCGATGTCGGCACACCATCATCTGTCACGAGTCTCTACGGTATAGACAACATAAAGCACCAGATCACACCGAGCACCCATACTCTGACTCTCGGCCTATACAACACGCAGATTGTCTATGAGTTTATTCTTGACGACATCACCTTCGGTACGCTCGACGGTAGCAACGCACTGGCCTGATCAAGTACACTGACCGACTATGGCACGACAGACCTTTACAGCGAGTCAGGTTCTTACTGCAGCGCAGATGAATACACTGCAGGCAAACGACTACAATCAAACCGTCTCGACTAAGACAGCCAGTTACACGCTGGTCGCTGCTGATGCTGGAACTAAAGTTGTGATGAACTCTGCTAGTGCTACCACGATCACAGTAAATACTTCGCTGTTCGCAGCAGGCGACACTCTGACGCTGCTCAATATCGGTGCAGGTGTATGCACGATCACTGCTGGTACAGCAACAGTTTCTACTACAGGCAGTCTCGCACTCGCACAGTATGGTGGTGGCACTTTATATTTCAGTAGCGCAGGTGTCAGCGTGTTTCAAGCAAACGGTGTTGCTGCAATCGGTGGCGGTCTTATTCCAATTACACCAACTTCGGTTGCGGTTGGTAGTGGAACAGGTACGGCTAATGCCGTTGGTCAAGTTACATATTCGGGTGCGTCTAGTGTTTCATTGAACGGCGTTTTTACTAGTTCGTATCGCAATTACAAGATGGTTTTGGAACATACATGTTCTACAGCAACAGACCTGAAACTAAGATTACGGGCTGCAGGAACAGACAACACTACTGCTAACAGTTATGTTGCACAGTTAGCAGTTTCTACTAACGCAGCCGTTTCGGGTTCAGATTCAACAAACAATTTACTAACCTTAAATAACAACATCACTACAACGCTAATCAATTTTGCAAGTAATGAGTTTTTCAATCCACAAATAGCAGCAGCAACAGGAATTTTTACTTTTGCAATGAACGACACCAACGGCGGATACTTTTCTATGCAAGGCGCAACACATAATCAGACAGTCAGTTATGACGGTTTTACTATTTTTCCAACTCTTGGAACTATTACAGGCACGATGAGCGTGTACGGGTACAATCAATGAAAACAGACATCACACCAACAGATAGTGTTTGCCCAATCTTTTTAGAACCGCGAGACCCTGCACAAGTAGCAGCCGACCAAGCAGACGCAAAAGCAAAAGCCGATGCTCTCGTAGTCAAAGCAGCAGCCCGTGAAGCGTTGCTCACCAAACTTGGTATCACAGCCGATGAAGCCACACTGCTACTTGGCTAGATGATGTGGCTCGCACTTCTCGTTGGCTGATATTTGCGCCAGTCGCTGCACTCGCATGGGTAGCACCTGCATCTGCTGATGTAGTCACAGGTCTCGCTGTCACTGGGTACAGCATCGATGAGATACCACCTGTCATGTCAGATGATCAGTACCCTGTGTGCGGTCAGGGCACACTCGACTTCATCAATGCCACATGGGATACACCAGAGCAGCAGTTCGGTGAGTGTGGTACTGATCTCTTTATGCTGCACTACACAGGTGCGATACAGATACCAGAGCACGACACGATCGAGTTCTGGCTTGCGTCTGATGATGGTGGCATGGTCACTATCGGTACACATCAGTTCGGTTCGTGGGTAGATCAGGGTTGCTCTGCTACTGAGTCAGGTCTGCTCGATATAGATGCTGGTGTGCAGAGTCTCGATGCGTGGGTATATGAGAATGGCGGTGGTACTTGCTTCATGCTTGCATGGAACATCGATGGTCAGGGTTGGGCGATCGTGCAGCCTGAGTCATTTACCAGTGAGCCGATACCAGATACGACTGTGCCTGATACGACTGTGCCTGATACGACTGTGCCTGATACGACTGTGCCTGATACGACGATGCCAGATACCACAGTGCCAGACACCACCACATCGAGTACCACCACATCGAGTACCACCACATCGAGTACCACCACATCATCGACTATCTATGTGACTACATCACAGATACCTGTGACCACATCGAGTACCACCACGAGTACCACGACTACTGCAGCACCTGTACCGACACAGACATCGACTACCACTACCGAGCCACCTGCTGTACCATCGACCACCACTACAGAGACACCGATCGAGACGAGTACCACATGGCCGCCTACCACTGCACCAGAGACGACTGTGCCTGTCATCAGCACCACTTCGAGTTTTGCACCTTCTACGACTGCAGTTGCGACTACTACCACAACCCCTGTGATCGAGACGACTGTGCCTGCGGTCGATACCACAGTCGAGACGACACCAGTCACCGAGACAACCGTCGATCTGATACAGGAACTATCTGACCTATCTAATGCAGTCGCAGGTCTGGCCGATGTGTTACCTGATCAGATCACAGTGGCAGACATAGCGGCCATCACAGACTCTGCAGCCTTCGAGATGCTGACCGATGAGCAGGTCGCTGAGATAGGTGACATCATCAGTGATGCGTCTGACGATGTAAAGGAATCGTTCGAGTCTGCTGTCGATATCTTCGCCAGTGATGCACTCTCTTCATATGTGCCTGCAGGAAGCACTATCAGCGTCGGTCAGCGTCGTGCGGTGATCGCTGTGACTGCACTAACATTCGTGCTGCCAGTTCCTATTTCGAGCGGCAGCCAAAGTCAGTCACAACGAAAGAGATAAGCCAGATGGCAAATAAATGGGTCGATGAAGTGCATGGTCTGATCTGGACTCTCGCAGGTACAGGTCTAGTGCTGATCACTCTCTCTGGCTCTACTCGTCGGTTAGGCTGGTCTATCAGCATCATCGCTCTGGTGGTGCATCTACTACTCACATCACTGAAAGACACAGACCAATGAAGAAAGCACAAGAGATCGCGCAGCGCATCGTCGCACTATTCCTATCGTCAGCACTGGCGATCATCACAGGGTCGAGTGTGATCAACTCAGTCTCTGATGCTGATATCACACTCTGGCAGTCTGCTGCTCTCGCAGGATTTGCTGCAGTGGCGAAGGTAGTCGAGCAGTTAGCGAAGGCTGCTGTCGATGGCACACTGACTCGCGATGAGATCGATCAAGCGTTCGGTGGTATGTCACCTGCGAAGAAGGCATCGAAGCGCACGAAGGTTTCGTGATGTCACGCAAGTACACAGGGAACTCAGATGGTGCTGCGAAGGGTCGGCGTGCTGGTCTGAAAGTATTGATCGATGAAGTAGTGCGTCTCTCTGGTAGTGGCCTATGGAATAACGGTGACTGGGGCATCAGGAATATGAAGGGAAAGGAATCTCTGAGTGTGCACGCGACTGGTCGCGCAGTCGATCTGTCATATAGGCAGATGGGCAAGGGCAAGGGTGGTGGTCGTGCTGCTGGTATGCAGTGGTGCAAACTACTAACTCAGCACGCTGACGCGATCGGCCTAGAGATGATCATTGACTATTTCCCTGAGCCGCATGGAAGAGCATGGCGATGTGATCGCGGTGCATGGCAGAAGTATGACAAGCCAACAGTGTCAGGTGCGCCATCAGGCGACTGGCTGCATGTGGAAGTCTCACCGAAGATGGCTGATGATGCTGCCGCTATGAAGGCAGCCTTTGCTTTGATCGAGCAGAGTCTGGCTGCTCAGGCTGGTGGATAACACAGCGATCGTCGTCGCAGTAGTCACTGCGGTAGGTGGTGTCATGGCTGCGCTCATCACCAGTATGCGTCGAGAGAACCGTGACGATCACGCTCTAGTCACAGATCAGATCAGTGCGGTCTATAGATTGCTGAATCGCATCGGTGATAAAGTCGATACACATCTCGACTGGCATCACGAAGGGAATATCGATGGGAAATCTAAGGGAAGAGATCGACGCGAGTAGATGCAAGTCAGGTCGGAAGAACCGACTAGATGAGATCATGCAAGCGATGACAGAAGAAGATGCGGCCGATCTACAGGCTGCACTAGATGATCACTCTGTACCACAGTCATCGATCGTGCGTGCTCTGTCTCGACGCGGTATATCTCTCGCACAGTCTGTGATCAGTAACTATCGAACTGCACTTCGATGAGTCTCGGTGACGAGATATCAGCAGTCTCTGATGGCAGCGAGATGCTGCGTGCTGAAGTACTGAAGGTCAGGCGTGAGCGTGACAGTGCTATCAGTGAGATGGCGCGTATCGCCACACAGTTAGAGCAGGTGCGTCGCACACTCGATGTCGTCGAGCAGGTAGAGAACGCAAAGATACAGCCGATCAAGTGGCTACAGCCGCAAGCCAAGACGAAAGCCAGTGCTGCGACTCTGGTGCTGATGCTGTCTGATCTGCATCTCGATGAGATAGTCGAGCCAGAAGAAGTCGATGGTCTCAACGCATATAACCGCACCATCGCTGTACTGCGCATGAAACGGTGGTCACAGAATGTGATCAAGATGGCGCGTCATCACCTAGCAGGTATGAAATATGACGGTGTGGTGCTGATGCTCGGCGGTGACATCTTCAGTGGTGACATACATGAAGAACTGAAAGAGACGAACGAAGATACGATGCTCGGCTCGCTGCTCTACTGGGCAGAGCAGATCGCATCTGCCATTGATCTACTGGCAGGCGAGTTCAAGAAGGTGCACATCGCTGCGGTCGCTGGTAATCATGGTCGCACAACTCGCAAGCCAAGAATGAAACTGCGTGCTCGCACTAACTTTGACTGGCTGCTTGCCAAGATGCTAGAGCGTCACTTCGCTGATGATCGGCGTATCACATTCCAAATACCAGAGTCATCTGATGCACTGATCGCGATCTATGACACACATCATCTGCTGACTCACGGTGATCAGACACAGGGTGGCGGCTCGATCGGTGGCATCTATCCACCTATCATGCGCATGCGTGCACGCAAGGCTCAGAGATACCTTGCCACAGGCGCATCGTTTCAGACTCTCTGGCTCGGTCACTGGCATCAGTATCTGCCATCACCATCGATGGTCGTCAATGGTTCGATGAAGGGATACGACGAGTATGCCTACATAAGCAACTTCTCTTTCGAGCAGCCGCAGCAGGCTCTCGCGATCGTCGCACCTGAGAAGGGCATCACGATACAAGCACCGATCTTCTGTGTAGATCGCAAGTCCGAAGGCTGGTGAGATGTATCTCGTCGGTGCTAGACGGCCGCCATGTAGATGCGATGAGCCAATACAGCCGCACCCAATCTGCGGTGATCGTGGGGTCGATGATGACGACTGATCGCATCGAGTCTCTGGTGCATGTCAGATGGCTCGACGCTCACAGCGTCGGCACTGGGTGGCAGTCTGTCGATGAGATCGAAGATGTGCCATGTGTGGTGTGCTCTGTGGGGTATCTGATATCTGGTGCAAAGACTGGTCATGTGGTGATCGCACAGTCAGTCACTGATGATGCGATGCTCGATCATCTGCTCGCCATACCTGTTGCCATGATCACGCAGGTCACAGTATTGTCTGATAGTTCAGTTGGTTCGGTCTTCCCCTTCCCAACCGACTGACAGGCTGTGACTGGTCTGGTTCACCGATCGGCCAGTCGCAGCCACTTTACTCAGATGACTAACACCATCACACAACTGTGGTACACCCTTAGTGCAAGATGTAAATACACATCTAATGAAGGGAACACTGCACATGATCATCATCGAGAAACCCACTCATGGAACATATGACTGGCTGAAGATAAGACACCGAGACGAGAATGGTCTCTGCACACTGGGTGGCAGTGAAGCACCTGCACTGATGGACTCGTCAGCGTTCATGTCACAGGCTGATCTGTGGTATCGGAAGAGCACCGAGCCGACGATCAGTTCACCGACAGCAGCGATGCAGGTCGGCAATGATCTAGAGCCTGCACTCGTCACTGTGCTATCACGACGACTCGACATACCGCTCGTCACACCTGACATCATGTATCGATCTGGTCGCTGGACTGTGACACTTGATGCTGTCGATGCAGGTACTGCCATCACGCAGTCGCAGCCTGTGCTGATCGGTGAGATCAAGACGACACGCAAATATTCGATCTCGTCACTGGCCGATGTGCCACCAGAGTACCTGTGGCAGATATATGCACAGCAGTATGTGACAGGTGCAGACGCATGGCTGTGTGTGCTCGATCGTGATATGCGCATCAGCACTATGGAAGTACCGAAGAACAATCAGGCGATGGATATGCTCGCAGAGCAGGCCGAGATATTCTGTGCATCAGTAGATGCAGGCGTGCAGCCTGATGGCCTGATCGATCAGATGAGTGCAGACCAGATCGCATCGCTGTGGCGCATCGAGCGTCGAGCGACTGATCTACCACCAGACGCTATCGACTGGGTGCGCGATCTCGAAGAAGCACGAGCACTAAAGAAGCAGGCAGACACCATCGAGCAGGCTGCCAAAGATCATCTCGCTCGGCTGCTACTCGACGCAGATGAAGGCCGCATCGATGGTCGCACTGTCATCACATGGCGTGAGCAGGCAGGTCGTGAGTCAGTCGATCTCAAGTCTCTGCGATCAGATCAGCCTGATCTGGTGGCACAGTACACAACACAATCAGCACCAGTGCGTGTCATGCGCACTGTCAAACCGAAGGGAATATAGACATGTCATACTCACTCGAAGGCTATGTCGATGTTGCACAGCGCATCAGACAACTCAGAGCCAAGCACCCTGAAGCGGTACTGCGACCTGCAGACCCTGCTCAGCCATTCCGCATCGTCGATATCGGCGGCCGCGAGTTCATCGTCTATACAGCAGCGTGCTATCGCACACCAGATGATCAGATGCCTGCGATCGCATGTGCTGCAGAGCCTGTGATGGGTCGCACGAACTTCACTCGTGACAGTGAAGTGATGAACGCTGAAACTTCTGCATGGGGTCGTGCGATCATGGCTGCTCTCGCAGTAGATGAGCCACACATCGCATCAGCAAACGAAGTGGTCAATCGTCAGATGGATAGATCATCTGATGATCACCCTGCGAAGGGTCGTGCTGCACTGGGTAGCAGAGCGAAGCCTGTGCCTGCTGCTGATGACACTCAGACACTGACACCTGCAGAGATCGCTGAAGCGTTCGGTGCGACTGTCGTCGATATGCCTACACCAGAGCCACAGCGTGAGCGTGTGCGATCACTGGCTGCTATCGCGTCGCAGAAGCAGATGGGTCTGATACAGAAGTTGGCTCGTGAGAAGTCTGTGGCCGATCTGCCAGAGTTCGCTACTCATGCACTGCAGCGACAGGTCGAGTCGATGACATCGATCACGAGCAAGGAAGCATCATCACTGATATCGAAACTGATGGAAGTGTGACATGAGAACATTCGAGACATCGACAGATCGGCAGCGTGAGCAGGCAGCAGTCGATCGACTGAGAGAACACTGGCGCGGTCAGATCGAGAGCGGTCAGATGTATCAACACTACGATCGCACACTCAGTGAGTACCGCAACCCAAAGGCAGTGCTAGAGATCAAATGCCGCACATACTCATATGACTACTTTGCGCAGCATGACTACATGATCAGCACTATCAAAGTGGCTCGACTGCAAACTGCAGCAGGTCTGCGCATGATCGTACCGATCATCATGGTCGCATGTAGTGACGATGACTTCCTGCTCGATCTCAGAGATGAGAGATATCGCATTGAGACTCGACGAGTCAATGATCGAGCGACGACACACCGAGATGTGATCATGCGTGATGAGTCGATGTGCTTCTTCACAGCCGATCGATTCCTGCCACTCAGTGATATCAACACACTGATCGCATGAGATGGCGCGATCGTGCCAACTGTATCTCTATGGATACGAAAGTATTCTTCCCACGAGACGCACGAGAGCCAGATGCCTACACAGCAGCGAGAGCAGTGTGCTCGATGTGTGCGGTGCGCAAACAATGTCTGGCGATGGTGATCGACTTAGAATCGACCGACGATAAGTGGGGCATGTTCGGTGGATATACACCACTAGAGCGCAGAGTGATGCGGAAGAATCGCGTCTAGTATGCCAGTCGCTGATGATGATCTACCTGACTGGAACGATATCGCTGAACCCATCGCGGTCAATGAGTCGAGTGGCGCGTTCGTCGCCATGCTCAGTGAGCAGGTGCTCGACTATGAGCGTGCTGCGAGATCGCTCGTGATGATGATGATCTCTGCACACCACCATCGCGGCCTGCTGCGTGTCGATATCGCAGATGCGATCGATGCCATGTCGTCGATGTCGTCTGCTGATCTGACCATCTGTGGATATGAGTTGCTGCATGAGATCATCACATGGTCGCATCATGACTGATGAGCGCAAAGGCGAGTGTCAGGGTCGGCGCGACAAGTGCACACTCGGTGAGCAGTGCCCGAAGTTCGGTGCTCTCGGTCGTGAGTCTCGTGATGGGAAGCGTCGAGTCAAAGGCTGTGGCGACCCTGTGGCACGCGGTAAGCGGAATCGTGCGAAGGGTGATGCGAAGGCGCGTGTCGCTCGGAAGCGTCTCGGTATCGGTGGTGCAAACACTCGACATGAAGAACTGTGGGGTGGTGCGCTGCGACTCGAAGTGAAGGCTGGTGCACAGATATCGCCAGTGGTGACTCGATACAGGTCTGCTGAAGCGCAGAGTGAACCGCATCGAGCATTTGGTGATGTGCGACCGTTCGTGCTGGTATGTATGCCTGATGGTGAGAGTGATGGCATCGCAGTGATGCGTCTGTCAGTGCTCGCAGATTTGGTCGCTCTGGCGATCGATACAGGTCATCTCGACTAATCAGATAGATAGGGGAACATAGATGAGTGTGAAGTGGATATCGCAGGTCTGGCTGTCGTCACCGTATCGCGGTGAGCGTCTGCTGCTGCATCTGGCTCTGGCTGACTTCGCTAGTGATGAAGGCATCTGCTGGCCATCACAGACGACTCTGGCACGCAAGGCTCGCTGCTCGGTGAACTGGGTGCGGCTGTCGATCGCACAGATGGTGCGTGATGATCTGATCGAGATCGTCGAGCCTGCTGGTGCAGGTCGTGGCAAGGTCGGGAAGTATCGGCTACTAGGTCACGCAGAGAAAGGCCACACTGACGATGGCCTTAGCACTGCGGAAGGCCACACTGTGAGAGTAGAAAGGCCACACTCTGACACATCGCATACCTACTTACTGAACCGTAAAGAACCGTCACTTACTCGTGACCAGTTTGAGACAGCATGGAAGCAGTATCCACGAAAGGTCGCGAAGGCTGCAGCATGGCGTGCATGGCAGAAGATGTGTACTGATGCAGAGACACCTGCAGTCGATGTGATCATCGATGCGATCACTCAGTATGCGATGACTATCACCGAGATGCGGTACTGCGCACATATGGCCACATGGCTGACACAGCAGCGATGGAACGATGTAGTCACATCTATACCGAAGCCAGTACAGAAGCGAGAGCCGCGCATCGATGATGCGATGTCGTTCGGTGCATCATGCGCTCGCACTGGTATCTCGATCGATGAGATGCTAGAGTCGATATCACACAGACCGCCAGATGAGCAGGCCGCCGCACTCGATCTCTATAAGCAGATCAGTGCCCAACACCGAAGCAGGTGAGCATCATGCAAAGACTCTCAGCAGTATCTATCTCGATCATCACAGCAGTCACATGTCTGCTGCTCGTACCTGCGCACGCCGCAGCACCGACGACGATCACATCGACAGTGTTCGCTCAGCCGACACCAGATGCAGTACTCACATCGACTACGACGACAGTGCTGCCACTGCCATCGAGAGTGTCGAGTGACGACTCGCAGAGATGCCCACAGTTCGAGCAGGCGTTTGCTGATCACGGTCTGCTACCTGTCGAAGCGTTCTCGTATATCGCATGGCGTGAATCTCGATGCCGACCACAGGCCATCAACGCTCGATGGGATAGTGCAGGCAATATCATCTGGACTCTCAACCGAAATGGCACATATGACTCAGGTCTGCTGCAGATCAACTCATCATGGAAGACGGTCACACGGAAGACCTGTGGTGGTTCGATCGACCTGCTGCTGACACTCGACTGCAACCTGCGTGTCGCTCGGTATCTGCTCGACAACGGCGGTCTCGGTCACTGGTCGATGTAAGGCATCTGTGACGCTCTGTGGTGATCGATATCTGGCATCTCAGGCAGATGGTCATATCGGTGACGCAAACGCGCTGATGACCTGCAGCCGATCTTGTAGGCATCTGGCCGACCATACCCTGTATGGGAATAAAGATACTTGCAATCAGTCGGCCGATCTGCTATTGTTGTTCTTGTAGGCAGATGCCTACCAGATCAATAAGGGGAAAATATGAACACGGTGATCGGTAAGAAAAAAGTGAACCAGATTCAGTCTGGTGATGTTGTCGGTCTGATCGGCAACTGGCTGAACTTCACAGATGAGCATGATGAGCGTCTGGTGACAGTGCTCTCAGTAGAGCAGTCTGGGTGCGAGATGCCTTTCGCTGGCACTTGGCTTACCACCAAGATCTATGACATCACATGCTCAGACGGTAACACCTACGCCATCAGCAACAGTGCTCGCGAGTACTTCATCTTCGATGCGCAGGTGGCATCATGACACCACATCAGGTCATCGAGACAGCGATCGTCGAGTACGGCCGACCTATGTGGGTCGCGACTGTACCTATGAGCATCAGGCAGGCAGTGCCATCGTCAGACATCGAGCAGATGCTGACAGCAGCGACAGCCAACCCTGACATCGAGAAGACCATCGAGATCATCGAGCAGACGATGCTGCAGTGGTGCACAGCGAATCTCTTTGCACACATCACACAGCACGATCTGGCAGCCACACTCGGTGTCACATCTGAGCGTGCACATCGACTCATCAACAACCACACCGACCGCTTCCGCAAGGTGCAGCGCGGTGTCTGGGAAGTGCGTGACCCACGAGCAGACAGGGGTCACTGATGTATCTCTACGATCTCACCGACGACCGCATCGAGCAGCAGCACCTGCAGTCAGTCAGACGCGAGTGCCTGACCGTCGCGGTCAGGGTCATCGCACGCCACCGACGATCATCACAGCAGACTGTCAGGCAGACGATCAAGACCATCGAGAACGCTCTGGCCTATCTCGACCACATCGGTCAGAACGATCTGGCCACAGACCTGCGGTTCGCCATAGCGCGAGCGGCTGCGCCGACCCACTCGACCACCATCGCTGAGATGCCGAAATGATGCTTGCAACCAGTCAGCCAGATGGGTACTATTTGAGTCATGGCCAGATGGCCATCAGACGAAGGGGAAAATATGAACACGGTGATCGGTAAGAAGACAGCGAAGCATCTGCAGGCTGGTGATGTCATCGGTCTGCTAGGCGACCACATGCACTACACACTCGACGCAGTAGATCGACTGACGACAGTGGTCTCAGTAGAGCAGCGAGACAGAATAGCCTTCGGCGGTACTGATGTGGTCGGCAAGTACTACCTGATCACCTGCTCTGATGGGAACACCTACCGCATCAACGGCAAGGCCACGAAGTATCGCATCTACGATCAGCAGGTGGCATCATGAGCACCGCACTGCACACCTGCTCATTCTGTGAGCACACCACACGCCGATCGACCGATCTATCACTGCACACCTATCTCACACACGGCATCGACTTCAGGCCATCGATCAAACACTCAGCCACCTGCGTCACCTGCGGCTCTGAGATCGCGATCGACGACATCTGCAGGTGTCACCAGATCGACCCGACATACAGGCATCGATAGACATGGCGAAACTGTGTCACACCCATGTGTCACAGTCTCATGCTGACAGCATGACTGATGAGCCATCAGATACATCTACCAAAGGGGAATACATGACAGACATATCAAACACGATCGGTCAGGGTCTCGTGCCCAACGATCAAACACTGCTGGTCATCACCATGACCGTCGGCGTTCCGAACTACTTCTGTGATGATCACAGCGAGCAGGCGAATGAAATGGCCATCGACCAGATCATGGAAATCGTCACGAGCACTGGTGAAGTCACGGTGCTCGGCTATCACGCACGACCACTGACACTGATCGTGGGTGCATGATGAGCATCGCATACATCAATACAGAGCCACGATTCCATCAACTGCTGCACATATCTGCACTGCGACTGATGCCGACTATCAAGACCGTCGTCGTGCGAGTGAGTGACAGTGTGGAAGTCAAGTGTCATGTCAAGATGTCACAGCAGAATGTGCGTGTCTCAGTACCTGCAGTGTCAGGTACGCCGACTGTGATCATCGAGATGTGCAGCGAGACAGGCGGCATCTGGCGACTCGTCGGTATGTACGATGGTAGCAACCCACCAGACAAGGTGAAGAGCGGCCATCTGACGATCTACTGCGAATGGAAGTTCGGTGCAACTCTCGACGAGCCAGTGATGTCACTGGTCTGGCAGGTACGGCCATGAGAGTGATCGATCAGTACAAGTGGAATCGCACGAAGAACATCGCAGCACTCGTGCTGCTACTCACAGGCATCGCATGTGCAGGTGGCCTAGAGACCACAGACCCATCTGCACCTATCCCATCAACCGAAGGCTTCGTCATCTCGATGACGCTGCTCGCACTACTCACCTACAACATCATGAAGAAGGGCAACACCAAATGAGCGCAGAGACACTAGAGACACTGAACACGCAGGTGCTGGTCGGCTTCACCGATCAGCGCGGTCTGGCATGGCATCACAAGCAAGACCTGCAGAGTGCAGAGCCGAATCACTACACAGGTGCGATACCTGTAGAAGATGTGCGACGCAGACTATTCGCATGGCACGCAGTCGAGATGCCGATGCACATCACCACACCAGATGATCGACTGATCGAAGTACCGAACCGCAAAGCGATCGTGCGCGACGACACATGGCAGGTGCTCGGCGTACCATCGAAGACATATCAGCCACACCAGTACGATGAGTGGCTGCTCACGCAGGTAGGTAATCTGCTCGACGACGATCTACAGATCGGCACAGCAGGTGTACTCAAAGGCGGTGCTATCGGTTGGGTGCAGATCGAGATGCCAGAGAACTGCACTGCAGCAGGCATCGAGTTCAGACCACACCTACTCGCCACCACATCATTCAACGGTGAGATCGCGACGCTCTACAAGCGCACCTGCACGATCGTGGTGTGTGACAACACACGCAATCAGGCACTGCGAGAGCAGTCAGAGCAGCACAGCGTGCGGCACACATCACAGTCGCATCTCAGACTGGCCGATGCTCGACAGGCACTGCAGATCGTGCACTCACTCGAAGCAGACTTCGCAGCAGAGATCGAAGAACTGATGGCGATGACCGTCACCGATAAACACTTCGACCGCTTCCTGACAGTGCTCGTACCATCGTCAGACATTGAGAGTCAGCAGTCACAGACACGCGCAGCCAACACTCGCGCCACTCTGCGTCAGATGTGGCAGACCGACATCAGGTGTGCACCGTTCAGGGGCACAGCATTTGGTGCACTGCAGACAGTGAACACATGGCGGCAGCATGTCAAGCCGACACGCAACGGCCGCTCGATGATCGAGCGCACCATGATGGATACACTCACAGGTCAGACCGACATTGCAGATCGTCAGGTCGTCTCGATGCTCGCAGGGGTCGCCAGATGATCACGCTCGCACCTATGATGTGCACCACACTGAAGGGAAACTATGAAGATCATCGATCTACAGAACGCGATCGACTTCCTGCGACGCATACCAGTCGGCAGGCTCGACGAAGAGCGACTGATCGCAACAGTAGAAGCACTACAACACGAGATAGAAAGGCGACATCATGACCGACGAAAGCACACAGGCTGAACTGCAGCACTGGCAGGCACGCACCGACGATATGCAGGTGACGATCGAGCGCATGAGAGAAGACCGAGATGAAGCACGACTCAACACAGAGCGTGCACGCGCATCGGTCGATCTACTCATGGCAGAGACCGCACGACTAGAGCAGATCATCAGCGAGCAGGGTGCACGCATCGACAGGCTCACACTGCATCTGCAGCAGGGAATCGAACTGTGACACCAGTGATGGCTGTCTCAGCCATCGGCGTACTCATCATCATCGGCGCGTTTGCATGGGGTCTCTCTATGCTGGTCGCTGATGCAGAGCGACTGATCGATGACCCACCGATCGATCAGATCGACTCTGCATCATGAGCAGGTATAACTCGAACTGGGGCAGTCATGATCAACTGCAAGACCTGCGCAGAGCGAACATGGCTCTGATGCGTGAGATAGATAAATGGCGCAACCTTGCGACGATGATGAGTCACTTCGATATCTGCACCAGTGCACGCATCGAGTGCAACATCTGTGCTGAAGCGCGTCAGGCATATGTGGAAGCACTGACATCATGAGACGCATCGAGTGCCTGACCTGTCACACGATCATCACATCAGGTGATCGCGTGACAGGTTGTGGCTGCGACTCAGATGCACCGACATGGTGCGCACTCGACGGTGATCGAATACTGGCCTTCTCATATTCGACATGGCGTGAGATGACCGATGAGCAGAGCCATAATCAACCACACATAGAAGGAAAGTGAGCACAGCATGAACATCAGACCAGAGATCAGCGACCTATCGATCGAGATCACCGCAGTCACCACACACCCACGAAACATCAGACAGGGTGATGTCGGTGCTATCTGTCAGAGTCTGGCAGCACATGGCCAGTACAGGCCGATCGTCGTGCAGCGCAGCACAGGTCATGTACTCGCAGGCAATCACACACTGGCAGCAGCACGATCACTCGGCTGGTCACACATCGCAGCGACATATGTCGAGTGCGACGACGAGCAGGCACTGCGCATACTGCTAGTGGATAACCGAGCGAACGATCTTGCGACCTACGATGACACCGCACTCAGCGATCTACTGCAGGAACTCGCAGCCACCGATCTCGGTCTCGATGGCACACTCTTCGACGGTGACGCACTCGACGAACTGATCAGAGACCTGAAAGAACTAGATGACTACAGCATCGGACTCAATGAGCAGTTCGGTGTACCACCATTCTCAATACTCGACACACGACAGGGCTACTGGCAGAAACGAAAAAACGAATGGATATCACTAGGTATCGAATCAGATATCGGTAGAGAGAGTGATCTCACACATAACAACGAATCTTTCATAGTCAGTGGCACGATGTCACCAGACTCACGCCTAGCAAACGGCACATCGATCTTCGACCCTGTACTCACCGAACTGTTAGTCAGATGGTTCACAGCACCAGATGCTGTCATCATCGACCCATTCGCAGGTGGCTCAGTGCGCGGCATAGTCTCATCACTACTAGGCCGCCAGTATCACGGCATCGACCTACGAGCAGAGCAGATCATCGCCAACCGACAGCAGGCACAGCGCATCGTCACAGGTGGCAAGCCACAGCCGATCTGGATAGAAGGCGATAGCACACACATCACCGACCTACTCGACGGACTCACCGCAGACTTCATACTCACATGCCCACCATACGGTGATCTCGAACAATACAGCGACGACCCACGAGACCTGTCAGCCATGACAGCGACAGACTTCGCAGACTCATATGCACAGATCATCAGAGACACAGTGAGCCATCTACGCGATGACTCATTCGCTGCGATCGTCGTCGGTGACTACCGAGATAGCAAAGGTCTGTATATGAATTTCGTCAGCCAGACCATCGACGCTGCACAGCAGGCAGGTCTGCGTCTCTACAACGAAGCCATACTCGTGAACATGATCGGCACTGGTGCGATGCAGGCATCACGGTACATGCGCAGCAGTAGGAAGATGGTCAAACTGCACCAGAATGTGCTGGTGTTCGTCAAGGGCAACCCTAAGGCCGCCACCGAACGCTGCGGCGAACTGATCATGTCAGACGACTGGCAGCAGACCACATGACCATCAGACGACCCTGCATCAACTGCGGCACACTCACTACACGCATCACTAGGTGCGACACATGTCAGAGACAACACGACTCACTGTATGACAGCGACTACCGACGCGCAGCACAGCAGATCAGAGACACAGCCACCACATGTCACATCTGTGGACTCGGCGCGATACCAGACGACCCCTTCACCGCAGATCACATACTGCCGCACAACCCACTGTCACCACTAGCAGCAGCACACCGCTCATGTAACATCAGGAAGAGCAACCGATGACCGCATCACCACAGCACACACACATGCACACACACCACTCGACGACACCCATCACACCCATCACACCGCGACAGAGCGCGATTTTTCCAAGTGCCGAGCCGACGCTGACAT